CTTTGGTGTGTACACCTGTGCTATGGGACTACGCTGGACCTAATCCAGAGTCTCGTACAAACCTCTCTCGACTCCAACGAATCGATCGAGAAAGCATCGCTTTCGGGTTAGCGACCCTGAAGGCCCTCAAGATGTTTCTATCAGGCAAACGATACTTCAACTCATCGGCCTCTTCGTAGGCCTGAAGTAGTTCGGACGAATGGAACCTCTTGCTATCCTCAGATTGTGTAGGTAGCAAGGGACCAAACGGAGCCTTATAGATCGCTCGCCGATCGAGGACTTCATATCTCCTCTTGGCGGCTTTCTTAGACTCGGGTCTGAGACCTAAAACTGGTTTCGGCACTCTGATGTCAGAAAGCAACTTCTTCTCTCTGTCTTTCAGAAACGTAGCGAACTTCCTCTGGAAGCTAGTGATGTAAGGCATAGGAGAACCTTCTTCTTCGGAATCAAGAAGTTCCATTCCGGTCGGTAAACTGAAACCCAACCCACCACGCGAACGTGGTAGGAAGAGGTTTAAGTTTCCCTTCAGAGTATAAGTCTCAACTTCACGTTTGTGATAGTGGACAAATCTCTGGTGAGCCCTTAGGGAGTCATTTGCACCCCTTAGGACCTGGTCGTAGTGATCCCAAATTGGTTGATCACGAACGACTTGTCTCCCGGTAAGCTTCGTCTGGCCAGTCAAAAGGCCAACATTGAAGTATGGAATCTCATCGAACCGATTACGCCTCAAGCCATCAGGCGAGGTGTATCTTGTGTGCTTAAAGAAGAGACTGTTTATAGTCAGGTAGGTGGGATGGACGTAATTCTTTCCGACCGACAATTTAAGATTGGAAATCTTAATCTCCTCGCGCCAAAGCGAGTAGAGTGTCGGATCTGTACGGAAAAGAATATCGTCGCCGTTCACCAACACAGGAAGATCTCGGGGATTCTTGACGGGCGGAAGCCCTATCTCCCGACGATATCTATTAAGTGCCCTCCAGTAACAGACAATGTTGACGACACACAGAATGGGGAACGACAAGGTCGATCCCATTAGTTGTCCATTGACTTGCCAGATTGGATCGAGCCCACCCTTCTTCATCATTTCTGATGGATAGTGGATTCTCTGCTCATATATGACCGACTTGAGGACCTCCATATCCTTCCAAGAAAGCAGCTTTCCTGAGTCTAGCTTGCCAAAGGCTAGACTCAAAGGCTTGCTTTGTCGAAGTAATATCGAGGCCATCAGTGGCCGCAGAATAATCCCCTGATACCCAGTTCGGGAAGTCATGACCGAGCTTTTGCTCACGGTCGAGAAGTCCCTCAAGATGGTATGAGGTTAAGGGTGAGCCAATTAGCTCAAACTGGGGCATGCCAACAAGATGCTTCCACATGGCATGCTGGTAATAGCCTGACACCCAATAACGTAGATGGTTCCCTTTGGTGATCAAGCGAACTTTTAAAGGTTCCAAGACCGCCGAAACCATCACGTCTTTTGGTTGTTGTGAGGCTAACATCAGGACGTCAGTGAAGTCCGGTGTAGGAACTCCGTGTTCCTCCACAACGACTCCTGGCCTGACCTCATGCATGTATAGCAATTCATCGCTTATTGGCCCTGTGTACCGGGATGGGTTACGGATCGACTCACGGACTGCTTCGGCAGCTCCGCCCTTCGATCTTACACCCAAACCGCCACC